ATGCAAGCACTCACAAACATGCAAGCAACATAAGCTAAACTTATGAACCATCCGTCTAACTTGCCGGCCATTTGCAGGCCCATAAGAAAAGCTGATGCACCGCACCAATGCACCAGCTTTCTATTTGATAATTAATTGTCAGGACTCGCAGCCTGTCAGCATGTAATAGCAGTCACCTGTCAGCTGTGAGCGGATCGACATGCCGCCGGTGATCACATTAAACAGCAGCCCGGTGGAGCCGCTGCCATTGTATGTGATGGTCCTTCTCTGCATTGCTCCGGTGTTCAGATTGATCAATACCTGGGCGCTGCTGTTGGCAGCGTCATTGGCAAACCAGGAAAGCAGATACGTGCCATCAGGAAGGCCCAGCGTGATGGTATCATTGACCGCCAGCACGCCCTCATATGCATGGATCCCGGCAGTGCTGCCGGCTGTTTCAGCACGCAGGGCATACTGTTCAGCACGCTGCGCATTTTCATAAGCAGCATTGTTGTAGTTGTTTGCATTATTGGACGCGGATGACGCTGTTCCGGCGGACTGGCTTGCCTCCTCAGCGCTGGCGGCGGCTTCTTCTGCAGATGCTTCTGCCGCTTCTTTGGCATTAACTGCCGCTGTGGCCGATCCCAGGGCACTCTGGGCACTGTTGGCGGCGTCCTGCATGCTTATAGCAGCGCCCCGGGCGGCTCCGGTTGCTGCTTCAGCATCTTCGTGAATCTGATCCACCACCGGAAGGATCTGAGCAGCTGCGTCCAGTACTTCCTGCGCCTGGGCGTCAGCCTTTTCAACGTTCTTAATCTTCATAATGATCCAATCCAGATTTAACTTGGACAGATCAACATCAGGCCAGTGATTGAATAAAGGCATCACTCACCGCCTTTATAAGTCAATGTTGCATCACCGGTAATGAGAACACTCTCGGCCTCACTATCAAATACAGCATCACCCGCTAAATCATAGTCATCAAGGTCGATATCAGCATAATATTTACCCTTATACAGTACGATATCATAAGATCCGGGATTAAGCGCGATCTGGGTGATCAACACATCGCCAGCGATACAGGCGGCATCCATGGTATTAACGACTGGAGGCGTAGGCGCTCCTACAACTGTAAGTTTAGCCGTTGTGAAATCACTATCTCCGCCTCCGGATCCCTCCGGCTCCAGCATGATCAGCTGGTCATTTTCGTCCAGGTAACCGCGGGCTGTTACCTGGTTATTAATATTTGCAGTAAATGCTTTGTTCATAATTCACCTCAAACTACAACACTTTCAACCACAAGAGCGGCATAGATATCGTTAGGGTCCAGCGTTCCGCTTTCATCAAACAGTGAAAGATCGTCATAAGTTACAACGCTCACAGATCCTTCAAATTTAGGGTCAACATACTTAGCAAAATTCTTGAGATGCGCCTTTTCAATCGCCACCACCAGGCAGCTCTTGACAGGATCATCAGCACCGCCGTTCTTATGCGCGATAACTTTACCTTTGACGATAAGCTGCCCGCGCTCCGGGTGCTCTTCTGTGCGGCCCTCGCTGATGTGATCAAAGTTCAATACAAAGTATTTTTCGTTCATATTCAATCCTCATCATCGTTAACACTGAATAAAACCGATAAAGCGGAAGCGGTCGCGATGCCCATCAGCAGCCATATGACAGACAGCAGGATCAGCTCCACCGGATACAGTTCTATCATAATTAATATACCATAATACAGAAGCGCTGCTTGAAATCATCAATGATCAGCTGATATAAAGACCAGTCTGCAATCTCCCGCTCTTCCTTAATCATCTGCTGTGTAGTGGTCACGCCAATATTTCCCTGCTCTCTGCGCTCTCTGGTGATCGTGCCGGTATCTGTTCCGGATCCCTCGCTTTTGGTCCGCTCAGCATCGCGCATGGTTTCCGAGTTATAGCCGGTTACCTGGTTCAGCGCGTTGGCGTTTGCTTCGCTCTTCAGGTTCCTGGTCTCCGTTTCCGTGTATGTGCCATCTTTATTCCAGATGGGATTATATTCATATTGTGTAGTTTCAAAGAGATGCTGCCAGATTGCCGCTTTTGTTTTTGACCATTCAGTAATGGCCAGCTTCATCACGTCCGGATTGCTGATGATTGTATTCAGTTCCGCCAGCTGCATGCACAGCTCATTGATCAGCCCCTCCTTATCCAGTCCTTCAGGCACCTGCAGACCATCAAACAGGGTTTCATCATATCTATACATCGCAAGGATTGACATTAATACTCTCATGCTTCCACCTCATCGCTTTCCCTGCTGCTCTCATCAATCAGGCTGTAATCTTCGGCCAGCTTCACGCTGCAGTCAGTGCCAAACATCTCATTAACCTTTTTCATTGACTGCTGCATGCTCTCAAGCCATACGCGGGCAATGGCTTTTGTGTTCTGGTTATTGGCATTAATCTCATCGTTTGTGAGTCTTTCCTTTTTCTCATAGTTAACATTATCAATGCCAATGAATGAAAGAAACATAGATTCGATGCCGGCCATGAATGTGAGCATGTCATTGCCAAGGAATGTCTGTTTAAGGTTCTGATTGAACAGAACCCACTGCGGGTTTCCATCCTGATCGAACAGCTTTTTATCTACAAAGACAGCCGGCTGCCCGCTGGCAATGTCTGAGAACATAACCTTGAAGGACTCAGCTGCCGCTTTATTGTCTGATGCGAACACATACGCCAGCTTGGTATTGATCATGTTTGTGGCCATTCCCTCAAGGATCTCAGCCATCAGATCCGAGAATGTGCTTACCACATCATAAGCGCCTCTGTAGTCCGGCGCCAGCTTGATCAGCTGGCAATTGCTGCCAATCTCAAGCTGTACGGATGAACCGCGCAGCGCCGGATTGGTCACCAGCGCCCTGGTAGGCCGGTAGTAAACATTACGCCCATAGAGCGCTCCATGGTTATTGATCACTCCAAAGCGGTCGGTATTAAACACGATGGTATACCCCATTACAAACAGGGTATATCTGAAGTAGTCCGGATCCCATTTGTCAGGGATTGTGAAATCAAATACGCTGAACAGCTTCTGAAAGAGATAGCGGTCAAAGAAGAGTGAAAGCCCTGTATTGCGGGCGTGCATCCCGAAGGGCCGGAACTGACTATCATACAGGTTCTGATAGTCATAGTATACAGGGATGCCATTATACCCTGGTGACACGTTTGCCATGTTTCTGCCTCCTGTTTCTGTACTTCAATAATAACAATAATCCGCCGGCTGTTAAATCACCTTCGCCGCCAGGCGGCACCACCGGCGGCTCCCAGGGCTCAGGCTCCGGCGTGTTGGGAATGGTCTGGAATGTCATGCCCAGAGTATCCACAATCTGCTCAGATCCTCCGAGATAGAAAACATCATAGCACTGCGCAGAGTTTCCCAGCGCGTAGCATGGAGTGCCAAGCTGGCAGGCGTATGGATAACGGACAATCACATCATTATGGACAAGTGACTGATCCAGATGACAATGAGCCCCAATGATACCCTCACCACTCCATTTAGTTCCTGAGTGACCAATCAGATCGCCCTGGTAAAAATGTGTCTGCGCTGGGATGTTGTTATCGTGCGCAAAGAGAAATGAAACATATGTTTTACCTGATGGCGTCCAGACCGGCGCATCGCTGGTGTAAATACTCTGACCGTTTGCCGGATATGTCCAGATCCTTGTGCAGTCGCATGGCGCATAGTATGGATATGGATTGTAAGGAAAACCCCAGTCAACCGGATGCCCGCAGCAGTGACTGTATGAATCCGGACCGCTCAGCTGATTGGCTTTCAGATAGTCAAGCGGAAACAGGCAATACTGCGTTCCGTCTTTACTCGCCTTTTGCCCTGCGTACATCTTCCGCGACCTCCTCAAGCCTGCGCTTCACTTCTTCTTTCCGGTTTCCTTCAGGTAATACCTGCGCGGCATAATTAAGAACCTCAAGATAGTCAAATAAGGATAAGACTGGGATCTGATATGGAATAGCAGCATCCGGATCCATGCCGGCGTCAATTTTTGCCTTAATGCTCTGCAAGATCGGGCAGCTACTCATAATAGAAACCTCCTTCAAGGTAGGCTTTCAGCTGTGCCTGTTCTCCGGCTGTGCCGTTGATCGGTACATCTCCCTCCATCGCTAAACAATAAGTTCCGGTTGCCATTGTGCTCATGTTCACCTCAGCGCAAAGCGGCCGGCCGACATGGGCGCGGTCCTCGTCAGCGATATCATAAAATACACAATGCAATACAGCCCAGCCGTCCAGATCCGAAAATCCGCCGCTTCCGCCCACGCTTGACTGAATCGGCTTCATTGCCTGGGTGGCGCTGGTAATGGCACCGATGCCGCCCATGATCGCGCCGCCGATGTTACCGGTCAGCAGGCTGCCGATCGCGCCGATCGCCCCGCCGGCAACGCCTGAGGCCGCGCTGATATAGTCGTTGTATACCTGAGTCAGCTGAATGGGCACGCCGATCTGTGACTGGATCCTGCAGCCGACCGGACCGTCAGCATTATCATAATGAACCTCCAGGATACCCAGGCCTGTGATTAAATCATATGTTACCTTAGCCACAAGTTTATAGGCCTTTGCGGTCAGGGTTGTGTCCAGATCAATCACGCCGAAGGGCGGAATGATCAAATTCATTTTGGTGTATGGCTCCGTGTTCAGATAATTGCCCCTCTGAGCAGACAGCGGATGCCTGGGAATGTCATTGAAATCAATGTCCCAATGCAGATATGGAGGATCTGAAGGCATGTTTTTATACATGACTCCGGAGGCCACCCATGACCAGATGGAAAGGCCCTGCTGCTCAAGCGTTCCGATGTCTGAATAATGAACAGGACACCACTGGCATGACTTAATGAACTGCAGCGGGTCAATGATGGCCTTGGCGGCCTCATTGCTTACGCCGTCCATGGTGATGGTCCCATTTAACAGTGTGTTGGCATCCAGAAGATAATTGACCAGCTTGGTGAGCTCTGACCTGCTCAGGGCAATATATTTAATACTTCCGAAAGTGCTGTCTGTAATAAGCCCCGGCATTGAAACTATGCCGAGAATAAAACAGCCATCATCAATATTTACCTGGGTGCCGCTGGGAAACCACGGCGTGTACTGTCCGCGCCAGGCTGATGTATAGGATGTTTTGACAGGATAATATGTATCCACGATATCACCGTCAAACTCGCGGGAGCATCTCAGCAGATATAAATACTGTACGCCGATGGTGTCGCGGTAGGTTCCGAGGATATCGCATTTTAATGAGTATTCCCAGATGACGCCGCGCAGCGCTTTGATATCACCAACAAAGTAATACCTCTTAAACTCAGGGATGTATGCATAATTGAAAATGTGCGGCTCCGGATCCTCCTGATCCGCAAAGTCAATGATGACAGTAGGATGCACCACCGATGTATCACTTTTCAATGTTACTTCATACTCGTGTCCTTCTCCTCTGGGCACGCCTGTGCTGTTTTCGCGTTTTACATAATTGTAGAATCTGATTTTCATAAACACCTCTAAATAAAAGCGGCCGGCCGGTAGTCAGCCGGTCCGGCCTATGGAAAGGAGGAAAGTAATGCCTACAGATGTATTTAGTCAAGGAGCAGCACAATGCCCTTTTCGGTCAGGTCATTGCAGTACTGTCTGCGTGCTGTCAGCCACATATTGCGGTAAAGTCCGCGCGCGTTCAGCGGAGTGCTTTCCAGGCGCTCCTCACAAACGTTCGTAACTACAGCATCCTCATCAAAGATCACGCCGAACACATTGGACTGGGTGACTTCGTTGCCTGTCACGGCAATGCCGGCGCCGTTGATAGTTGCCGGTTCCAGGCTGATCTGATCCGGATTCTCAATAGCCTGCCAATAGTCAACGCCCTGTACGTCAGCATAAACCAGCGGCTCATCATGGTATGTGTTCGCGTTCACCATTGTATCAATGATGTCCAGCGCATCACTCAGAAGATAAATCTTCTGATTTTCCAGCGGCGTGTGTCTGTTCGGTGTCTGGCCGTTAACCTTGAACTGATAAAGCTGGGACCTGTTTGTCATCCGGCGGGAAAGTGTGTTGATTCTTGCACGCACCCACTGGAAGAAGCCGCGGATGTTCTCCGGCTGATAGACTGTCTGAGCAGTCAGCGGTGTCGCCAGACCTGTGTCTGTGTTGTATTCAGTCAGCAGATGGACGACGCCTTCTGGATAGGTTGCTTCCGCGTCAATCTTCGCGGCCATGAAATTGGTCAGCGCCATGCGGTTGAGCTCTTCGATGTACTGCTCCCACTTATTGTTAAGTTCGGTCATCTTTGCCGCATAGAACGCGCCAAGCTGTGACTCTGAACGGAACGCATCACGCAGCGCTGAATCATAGATAGTGATCCAGTCCTGATAAGCATCACTTCCGGTGAAGCGTGCCACAAGGATGTCACCTTTCTTCTGAATCCACTGGTCAACGCTCTGGCCGTCAATCGGATGATAAACAGCTTCATCTGTGGTCAGTTCAGAATCAAGATAAGAAACTTTCTGGATGATGCCGCCCCATCTGAGATCGTCGGCCAGGAGTCCATCAAATTTCCTGGTATACGGTCTGGATGCGAAGAGAGTCCGCGCCAGCTGAATCTGCAAAGCGTTCCATACTTTATCCGTGCCGGCCGCCAGTGTAGCCTGGGCCATGCTGATAAAGTCAGCTGTGCTGGTGGGCGTGATGCCCTGGAAGCCAGTGACCTGCGTATGCAGATCATTCAGCAGGGTACGGACATCTTCAATAGCTAAGTTATTTACGCTCATTTAGTTCTGTCCTTTCTTGGCGGCGCTATAACGCTGCCTAAAATCTGCTCCGGAGTTTTCACTGCTGCCGCTGATCCGGGGATTGTCTGGTTGATGGCTCCTGCCTGCTGCAATCCGATCAGCTGATTCAGTTTTGCCTCCAAGCGTGCATATGCATCATCCGGCTGGCCCTGGCTGCTGGGCTGTGCGGATGGCTCTGCCTGTGTAGCTTCCGGCTGTGCCGGTGCCTGTGCCGGCTGTGCCGGCTGTGCCGGCTGTGCCGGCTGTGCCGGTGTTTCCGGTGTTGGCTGTGCCGGCTGTGCCGGCTGGGCCGCAGATCCGCCGCCCTGCATTGCTTCAATCTCGGCTTTTGTATAGCCGGCATTGATCAATGTGATGACCTGCTCAATATTCATTTAATATATCCTCCGTCAATTCTGTAATTGATTCCTGCAGTGCTTTGGTAACTGCAGCTTTCACCTTTGATTTAATAATCGCCGGACCGGTTCCCGCCGGTACGGTTCCGCGCAGGATCTGCTCAACTATAGCCTGTACTTTTGCATATCTGGATCCGAGCTTGTTTTTTCGATCCTGGCCGTTTCCATAATAACCCTGAATCACCAATAAAGCTAATTCAAGATCACTGTAGCTATTCAGACTTTGGAGCGCTGCCGCCATTGTTCTGCCTCCGTCCTGTTAACATCGTGATGATTGTTTTTAATTCCAGGAGCGCGTCCGTGTTACGGTTGAGCGCTTCAGTGACCGCTCCCATCTCCGCCTTGTGTGCTTCTTGCTCTTTATTAAGATAATAGAATAAAGCGCAGCAGGCAACGATTGGAAAGCCCAGGCTTCCTATAGCCTGCATAATCTGTGTAACATCCATGATCAGAACCTCCGCTGTAAGAGATGAAAGCCGCAAGGATCCGGCAAAGATCACCCGCGCCCCTTCCGAGGGCTGCCTGAGCGGGCCGGCTTTCTTCTTAATTAATATATCACAGCGCAAAATATTTTTCCCATAATGCAACGGCTCTGTAGTTCTCAAAGCGGATCAGTCCATCAAGATAGTAACCGGCAAAGCGCCAGCGCTCCCGCCTGAAGCGCTGCAGATCGGCATATCCGTTTGTATATATTTCCTTGGTCTTTCCTTTTGAGAAGGAAACATAAAACTCTTGGCGGCTTTTATGCTGGTACATGCAGAGATCACCGACAATATAAATACAGTTATACTCTGCCAGGCTCCGGCGCTGCACATATGTGAAATCATTCAGGATAAATTTATTTTTGATGGCCATCTCAGAAAACTCATTTGCGACCGCTTTATAAAGTGCTGTTTCTGCTTTCTGTTCACTGATCGGGCTGTGCTGCGGGATGATCAGCAGCTTGTTTCCCAATTCCATCCACTCAATGCCTTCCTGCAGCATACGCTCAGCGCTTTCAATCAGATTGAAATACATAAAGGTATCGTTCGCCATGTTCACACTGTTGGCCAGGCAAAGCAGCTGCACCGGCGGCCGGCCTTTCAGCTCTCGGTTTCTGTTGACTGATTCATAAAGGTTAGCCAGAGCCATGCCTTCATTTTTGATTTTTCTGACATGAGGCTCTGCTATAAACTCGTCAAATACGATGTAGTCAACATCTGAGAAGTCAATACCTCGGATATTGGCAAAAGTGTTCAATGCGCTTACGTATGCAACTATGATATCCTCATCGCCCTGGCGTATCTGCACGGTTCCATAACCGGCAGATCCGCATGGAGTACATCCCCATTCATCAATTCCAAGATCATCAAATACAGTTTTATATGCCGTGCTTTCCACTTTGGCCTGCAGCTCTGCCTCCGTCTTTGTTCTGCGGATCAGAAGGATCTTGTTACCTTTCTGCAGATGATGCTTTAAGGTTCCGTATGTCTTACCGGTTCCTCTTGCAGCGGGTACAAAAATAAACGGATAGCCGGATTCAATGATGCTTTCCATGTCCAGATATCCGCTTTCTAAATATAGATTCATATAACCCTCCATAAACAAAAGGAGCGGATCCGTCCATCCGCTCCCTTTCAGATATCTGTATTAATAAGGCAGGTCCGCGTTATTGATATCACCAGGCAGATCAGTCCAGCGGATGCTGTAGCTCTTGCCTCCGCGGCTGTTGGTGTACTCGTAGGCGTAAGCGCCAACCTTGCCGGCATTGATATCAGCCACATCCTCAGGACTTGCCATGATGTCCTTGATCTCGTTCACCATATGGCTGGGAAGGTTGACATTGAATCCTTCGCAGATCAGCGCGGCGCTGGGTCCGAATTTTCCAGACTCGTTCACGAAGCAGCCGCGGACAGTAACATGGCGGCCCTTCTCTTCTGTATAACCATGGTCATACAGTTCCTTGCATTTGCAGAAGATTGCGTCTTCCGCCTGCTGGTAGGTGAAAATGTTTGATGTTGCTTTTGTGTGTCTGTTTGCAAATGACATGATTAGTCCTCTTCTTTCTATTGTCCTCTTCAAGTACCGGCGGGCCTACTGGACGGCATCGGCCTGCCGGCATCTTTATTCTAATTGATCAGCGCTCATAATGCAAAGCGCTTGTTATATCCTCATTCATTAAGAACAGGATCAGCTTTTTATAATCCGGCGCCATGCCCAGCGTGTAAGTGCTTGGAAATAACGCCACGTTGCTTGTGATCTTCTGCAGATGCCCCTGGATCCGGCACTGGGTGACCTCAGGGAAATCATTGTACAGGGCCGCCAGACCTCCGGCATCGCGGAAGATGAAACCCTCTTTGAATCTCTCAATGCTCCCGAGCTCTTTGGCTCCCAGCTTTTTATTAACTCCGGACACTGTAATATGCAGGGATCCGTCCGGATCTTCATAGGCATATTTTTTCGCGCCCATGGTTTTGAACCGCTTATAAGCTCCTTCAAATTCAAAGACGCCAATATAATGACGCTTTCCTTTCGGATCCACTGCGCTGTATTCCTCATGCCGGTACTTCTTATTAAGTTCCTCAAAGGCTTCCGTATAGTCGCCCATGCATTTAATGCTGTCAGTATCCGAGTAAATGAAGTCATCCGGATCAATGATATGCAGGCCTTCATGGAGCTTTCGCCTGGCGTATGCGGTCACCCACACACCCCACTGATATGGCAGCCATCCGATTGCCTGGTATTGATCAATCAGATCCTGCAGGGTTTCCTCAGTGTTCAGCTGCATCATACCGTCAACAAAGTGATAGTTTGGTTTACATGGATTTTGCACAGTCATGCCGTAGGTTGAATTAAATTGATTTTTCTTCTTACCATACATGTAATCATCCACGCCTTTCAGCTGTGTTTTTGCGGTATACATGTCCATCAGCATTGACCTGAAGGAATCCGGAAGATATGACTTTGTGGCGCTCCAGAGCTCCAGTATCTTATATCTGAATGTGTATTCCTCCGCGATGATTTCAAAGTCGATTTCTGTTAAATACATCTCAATGGAATCCGCCGAGATGATCCGGCCGTTGTCCATCAGGGGATGTGCGCAGCTTTCAACCTTGGCTCTGGGGATGTATGGAGATCCCCAGCGCTCATCTTTCAGCTTTACATCTTCCATATAGATCCGGATCAGGCACGCCTTTCCGTGCGTATATTCAATATCAAACAGATCCGGATCCTTGCGGATCAGCTTTTTAGGGAATCGCTCCATCAGCATGACCGCCGGATAACTGCTTGATATATCCCAGGAGGATATTGGACCGACCACCGCCGAGTCAATCAGCAGATTGGAATTAAATCTGTTGGCATGCGTATCACCACCACGGAAAGCCCTGCGGAGTGCCTGGAAAGTGTCCAGATCCGGCAGCATCGGCTTGATATAGCGCCGGTATGGACCCAGCACATTCTTAGCGATACGGCGCACATAGCCGGTACTGGTCAATGGAATGGTGTAAAGATCATCACCATCCCGCTCCATCTCAACCATGACCGCCTGCACAAGACCCTTTACATCATTAATGCAATACTTCAGTTCTGACTTTGTCAGCGGCGTCCAGCTATATCTCTTCTTTCTGTAATTGAATCCCTTCACTTTCTGATCCGGCACATCCATGGCCTGCAGGTACTTCTCCAGGGACATATTGCTATGGATATAGCTGCATCTAAATTCAAGTTTCCCGCTTCTGACGCGCAGGATTTTGCGGTCATCCATTGCAAACACATCATCAACGGGGATAATGCTTTTCAGAAACTGAAATTCAAAGCTGAGATTATGAACATAAATGACCAGATACGTTTCTTCAGGGACCTTATCCTGCAGCTTATTAATAAAGGCTGTGAATTGCTCCCAGGTCCGGCCATAGACTGTCCATTTCTCGCCCAGCTGCATCTGCCAGATATACATGACTGCCTGCCGGTATTTGTCAATATTGGTTGTTTCGATATCGAAGGCGCAGACCATATCAGCATATCGCGCCTTCTTTCGTCCTTTTGTCCGGAGCTGTTCAATCTTCAGATTCTTAAATCTGAAGCTCTCACAGCTCCGCAGATAGCTGCGCTGCATATCATCTAATCTTGCCTCGCTTCAGCTGATTCATGTAAGTGCTCAGCTTTGTGCTCCGCCTCCGGCCGCCGGCTCTGGCGGCGTTCTTGGCAGCGTTGACTGATTCCACATTCTGCCGCCAGTAATCATAATTCCGCATGAATTGCCGCGGATCCTCATTTAACTTTGTCTGATCCCTGTAGACATCCCGCGCCGCCTCGCTGATCGCGTGCCACATTTCACCATAGCGCTCCTGCATTTCTCCCATGTAATTGCCGAAGTCATCCATCTTGTCATCGTCAGAAAGATCCAGATCCGGCATTGCGTCCTGCATCTTTTCGCGGAAGCTCTCCCGCGCTTCTCTGTATCCCTTCACGGTGGAGCCCCTGCCGCGTGTCCAGGCGGTCGCTGATGTGATGTCATTCAGTAATTCATCCACTGACCTGTTTCCCATAGGAGCCAGACCGGCGCGGATTTTCTCCGGCAGTACATCGCCCAGGCCGGCACGCTCAAACGTTTTCACGCGGGCGGCTATGGCCTTTCTGAGTGATGCATAGGTTGATCTGATCGTCTTCTCGCTGAATTGCGCAAGCTCTCTTTTTGTCTTCTCCTGCAATCTCTTTATTGAGATCGCAGGAGCCTGCGGCTTTTTCGCTTTGCCGCTGCTCCTGCGTGCCATTTACTCCGTCACCTGCACAGCTGTGACGCTGTTGGTGTGATCATCATAGAAACGATGATAGATAACCAGCGGGCCGGCCTCCGCATTGCGGGCCTGATAGCTGTACACAAGATCCTGCGCGGCCTCATAGGTAGCCGCAAAGCCGACCGTATACTTGTCACCATATGCCAGGCCTTCAATGATCTCAAACGGATAGCGCTGATAATCCGCGTGAATTTTGCGGTCGCCATTATTCATGTGCCAGCCCTTGCGCGTCTGGCGGCGCTTCATCTCGGTGCGTACCAGCTTGCAGATCAGCGCTTTGGTGTTCAAATCCGAAGACCTGAGGAAGTCAATCACATCCGCATCCGCTGTGTTTGACAGGCGGATGCTGATGCCGGTGTAGTTTTTCGCATTGTATGCGTTATTGTAGGCTGTTTTATCAAAGCTCATTTGTCCATCCTTTCTACTGCCTCGCTGCAGTAATCATCATAAGACTTTGTTTCTCCGGTCCGCTCGCAGATCCCGAAGGTGTCGGCGGCCTTAAATTCTTTCCATTTATAACAGAAGCAGCAATTAGTCACCTTGCACCAATTGTGTTCTTCCAGCCATTCCAGGAAATCATTGAAATCCTCGCGGCCGGATCTGATCAGTTCATTCCTCGAAGACATAGGCCGGCAATTTATCAATCTCACGCTTAACCGCTTCAGACAGTTTATGGTGTCTCACATTCATCCGGTGGTATCTTTCAGCATCATAAGGATTTTCGGCTGTCTGAATCGCTGTTGTATATTTACGGATGCGCTTATCAATTTCAGTCTTCCAGATGCCGAGATAGTCATAGTAGTAATCAGGATCCAGTTGTTTACGAACTACCCTGAGCATCTTTTTGAAATCGTTGACTCCCATAACAGCAATAGTTGATGATACGTTAACCGTCAGCATCCAGCTGTAGCTGCATACTGTGATGAATCCATTATCAGATGATACAGCGCCGTAACTCTCGCGGATCATTTTAAGGCGCTGCTCCATGCTGATGCGCTCTCTGCTCATGTGCTCCATTATTTATCCTCCTCATCGTCATCCATCAGCCAGCAGGTAAATCCAACCATTGCCATAGTGGCAAGCGCTTCCGCCAGAGCTCCGCCCAGCTTCAGGAAAGCTCCGCCGACGCCGATAATAATAAGAAGAATGAGAGAGAAAGCCAGGGTAACACCCTGCAATACGCGCTTGATCAGGTTCATGGTTTCACCTCCTGCTCTGTCAGACCAAACTTGTTAAACATCCTGTTAATGGTTTGAAAGTCTTCAACGTCAATTAAACGATATGTGTATGCAATTCCAACGATGCTGCGGGCCGCCTCCAGTTCACTCCGTGCCACAATCTCATAAGCATGCCTTACTTCCGAGAGATCCACCATACAGCAAAGCTCAATAGCTTTCGCTCGCCTGACGGTGTCCATGTACTCACCGGCAACTGTAAGAGTCTGGCGCAGATAATCATCCATGACTCGCAGCATCAACGGCCGATCCATGTAGTCCCTGGTCATCATAACGCCTCCCAGGGAAACACCGGGCAGCAGAGCGGCGGGTTTCCATCATCCGCTTCTTCTGCTCCGCGCCACCAGAGAAGCGCGGCCGTGTTAGGCTCCTCGCTTCCGATGTTGCACAGGATGGCGTTGATTGTGCGCCAGTCCTCCAGGGTGATCAGTCCGGCATCTTCCGCAGCGCTGGTCAGCTCTCTGGCGGCCTTCTCAAGGCTCTGCAGGATGGCATCCTCGCCATCAGTCCAACGGATGCATGGCACATCATCACCGGCATCCCAGCGGTCATAATCGTCCGCGCTGATCAGCATGGTGTCATGCATCAGCTGATCATGGACCACATTCCAGGCGTTCAGCAGCTCAAGGACCTGCTGATCAATAAGGTTGTAAAGATCTTTCATTTGATATGCTCCTTTCCTATCTGATCAAATGATCAATACAATGATAACATGCTTTAACTCTGCTAGCGTGACAATTAATTGCCAATTTAGAAAGCTGGTGCATTGGTGCGGTGCATCAGCTTTTCTTATGGGCCTGCAAATGGCCGGCAAGTTAGACGGATGGTTCATAAGTTTAGCTTATGTTGCTTGCATGTTTGTGAGTGCTTGCAT